GCCACCTGCTTATTAGAGGGTTTTCGCATTTTCAGACGTTGAAGGCGCCAGGTCAAAACCTTCTCGAGGACCGGGTCGCCAGACACTTGATCAGCTATTTGATGATGGATCATATAGTTGAAGTGCTCTTCTTCTAAGAAACGTCTGCTACTCTTGACACTGAATTCTCCAGTTCTCAAGAGGCGCTCTATTTGACGGTAGTAATAGACACGTCTAATACCAGCTTGCACACGGACTACAACATTCTTGGACAAAAATTTCGCATATGAGTCTGACACGATAATTTCTTTTAGAATGAGTCCGCTACCTTTTACGCCTGTATCGCCCTCTCTAGCATACAGAGAGTCGAGATGCGTAAGGAGTTCCGCCAATTTCTCCCGTTCAATGACGATCAACATGTCGTCACCGCTAGCCATGGCAAATGCGTGTGCAAGCAGCCCTTTAGCTAGTAACAGACAATAAATGAAGTGTAATTGTCTGTTTGTGTTGCCAAGCGTGGTCTTAAGTGGATCACCTGAGAATGTGGTCTGCTTGGCTGTTATACGTAGGAGCCGTCGCAAGTCAGCTTTTCTACGTATTCTGAACTTCGGATTTGCATTCGTGCGCATCACTTCTATGACAGCCCTGCAAGTCTGAGCAAATTTCATGAAACCCTTGATTTGTTCCCTATTTAGGCCTAGTCTGGCGTATAAAGGACGATTCATCTTCCTATAAGAGAAGTCAATCAATTTCATAAGGAGTTCATGCTCAGATGCATCGAAGTTCTTAATATCGAGTGATACCATCACGGGGTCCTAAAAAGTGCCTAGTACCTCCTCGATATTTGCCTGGGTTTTTTCAGCATTCATCCCCTATATGAATGCGAGACACTCTCTTCTTTTAGCCCCCCAGGCATCTCTAAAGCGCTTGTCTCTTCTGAAAAGCCTTCTCCAGAAGACTTTCATCGCGCTCATTTCATTTTGGCCTATATAGGCCCCGATCCCCACCATGTCTTCATTGGGGTCACAGATGAGTCTTGCCTTGCGATTCTTCATCTGATTCGGACCATTTTCACCCGTCTTGCAAAAAGCTCGATAGGCGTTTCTCAATCTCGGATTTCGTTTCATAAATCGGGCAATTGAGCGAAGATATGGTTTTCTCTTCTTTGGGATCGTCTTCTTAAGGAATGCCGGAACATCCATAGTTGGACAAAGAAGGACCGCTTCTT